ACAGGCCCGCATCGAGGAACGCCGCAAGGACGACGACGCATGACCGGCCCGATCGACCCCGACCACCCGTCCGTGGCCTACAAGCGGCGGGGCCAGCGCCAGTTCATGCACCGCTGCCAGTGCGGCCACAAGCACTACTGCGTGCTGAAGGTCGCCCCGCCGGCCCGCGGCCGCTCCTGGTGGCAGCGCCGCAAACAGCGAACCGAGCTGCTCGACGCGTTCCTGCGCGGCTGGGACGGTGACCGATGAGGCACACGACCCCGCCGCCCTGCTCGCAAATCTGCTGGGAGTACCTGGACGACGTGCGGGGCCGCTACCTGGGCGGGTGGGCCTACGTCGAGTCGATCGACTACTGCGGCCACTTCCTCGACCGGAACACCGGGGTCTGGAAGTGGAAACGCCTGCACCCGCCAACCCCTAACCCGTACTCCAAACGACCTAAAGGAACGACGCCATGAAGACCTATGCAACCGCTGTCATGTCCGCTGCAATCCTGTCAATGGGACTGGCAGAAACTGCCGGTGCTGCACCTATGGCGCACGGCATGAACCCCTGTGTGGTGGCGATCCAGACCGTGTTCGCCCAGGACGGGGCCGCCGTCGTCAACCGGTTCGTGGCTATCAGCTACCGGGAGTCACGGCACCAGGCCGGAGCAGTGAACAGGCGCACCGTGCGGGACCGTCGAGGCCGGGTGTATGGCAGGGCGACGGGATGCCTCCAGGTGTTGCCGCTGGTGGCCCGCAACGTGGGGGTGACTGGCGACCTGCGGAACCCGATGGTGAACGCCCAGGCGGCCCGCCGTCTGTGGCTCCGCATGGGCTGGTCACCGTGGAGGGTCCGATGACCGCGCCCCGCTACCCGTGGCAGGCTTTCGCGTCGCACAAGCTGCGCCGGGTTTCGTTCCAGAACCGCGCACGCTGGCACTACGTGACCGCCACGGAACTGGACCGTGTACGCCGTGCCATAGGCGACTGTTCGTGCCTGGACTGTCGGGTGCTGCTCGACCAGGTCGACCGGCTCGACCCGGCCCCGCCGCTGCCGGGGTTCGACCTGTGACCGCCTACCGGCCCCGGCCCTCGATCGTCCCCGAGGGCATGTACGCAGGCGACTACCTGGAGGACGTCCTGATGCCCCATTGGGTCGCCGCCGGCACGTCGAGCACCGGAAAACGGTTCCTGAGCGCCCTGTGGTCGTTCCACTCGTCAGGGTCGACCTACGCCCCGCTGAGTCGCATCGCTAAGCGCATGGGAGCAGCAAAACAACTTGCCGTGCAGGGGCAGTCCGAGGTGGTCGAGCTGGGGCTGGTGGTCGTCACGAAGGAGGTGGACCGGAAGGTGGAACGCACCGTGAGGTCCATCGTGGCCCCTGTGGACAACCCGCCCCCATCTGTGGACAACCCTGTGGACAACGAACCTGAGAGGGGAACGCGTGACATTCCGAACACCTGTACGGGAACGCGACACATTCCCCTAGGGGAACGCGACACATTCCCCAGGGGAACGCGTGACGTTCCCCCATCTAAAGAACAAGAACATATAAAAGAACTAAGCGCTGCGGTTGACGAGCGGTGGGCACAGGTCTGCCTGGTCATGGACCAGCTCCGACCACGTCGGGAGTACGCACAACTGGCGATCGAGGTCCAAGGCCGGATCGCCCAACACGTTCGTCTGCTGGTCGAGGCCGACCCGGTGGGGTGCGCCCTGTCCGACCCCAAGGTCTTGGCTGACAAGGTGATGGCCGATGTCGTTGGCTGAGCGCGCAGCGCCTGTCAAAGCCGGTGAGACGATAGGTCCATGCCCAACCGACGGCACACCCCCGACCACGGCACCCGTGCCAGGTACGTCCACCGCTACGACGGTTGCCGGTGCCCGCTGTGCACCAGGGCCAACGCCGAGTACCTCGCCCGTTACCGGGCACGTCGAGCAGGCAACGATGGCTAAGGCCCACTACAACGAACCGGGCTACCGGGCCGCCGTGGCGAACCTGAAGGCCAACCCTGCGATCAACTGCTGGCGGTGTGGGTTCCCGGCCACGACGATCGACCACGTCCCGGCCGTTGCCCTGCACCACCACCAGGCCGGCGGCCGGTGCTGCGAGCTGCGGCCCGCCTGCCGCAAGTGCAACTACGGGGGCGGTGCACGTATCGCCGCCCGCCTGCGCCGGCACGGTGCCCGGTCCACGTCGAGGGTGTGGTGATCGTGAACTTCCGCACCGAACGGGAACACCTGGTCGCCCTCGCTGACGTGGCGGTGGACAACATCCGGCAGCAGTGCGAGACCGTAGACGCCAAGGCCGCCAACGACCCGAGGTTCCTTGAGGTGGCGGTGGTGCTGGCCGACCTGTTCGAACACGTCGGCGCCGTCGAACGTCAGGTGCTGGCCGAGCTGCACCGGCTCCAGTCCGAGTTCCTCGACGTAGTCCCGCTCGACCTGCACGCAACACCGCTCGGGCGGGGGCAGAGGGCAGGTGGGCACGCGGCGCACCCGACACACGGCAGGGGCGCACCGGGGGCGGGTTTCTGAGAGAGGCCACGAAGACCGCCGCCCCGTCTTCTGTCCCTCTCCTACGCAACGCAACGACCGGGAATGTAGTTACACGATGACCGACCAGCTGCGCCTTCCAGGCACCACGAAAGCCCGCCGAAAGGGACCGGTCTACCGGGCAACGAACACGACCGTCCGACTTCTCCGTGATGCTGGCCGGATCGAGGACGTGGACGCCGCCAAGGTGGCGATCGCCCGCACCCTGGCCGACAACATCGACCAGGCCGACGCCGACGGTGCCTCCCAGCACACGCTCGCCATGCTGGCCGGTCGTTACGTGGCGGTGCTGGAGGTGATCTATGGCCGAGACCAGGACACCGGCCCCGCCCTCGCGGATCTGTTCGCCGAGGTGGGCTACGACACCGGCGAACCGCCCTTCTGACCTCGGCCGCATCGAGCGGGTGGCCGAGCTGCTCGGCCGGCCCCTGGCACCGTGGCAGCGGTTGGTGGCCCAGGTCGCCACCGAACGGGACCCCGGCACCGGCAGGCTGGTCTACCCGCGTGTGGTGCTGGTCGTCCCCCGCCGTGCCGGTAAGACACATCTGTTGCTGTGCCTCGGCCTGGCGGCCGGTCTCGAGCGGGACCGCCGGAGTTTCTACATGAGCCACCGCCGGGAGACCGCTGCGGCCCTGTGGCGTGACGAGTGGGTGCCTAGTCTCGAGCGGTCGCCGCTGCGGCCCCACGTGACGCTGCGCCGCTCTAACGGCTCCGAGGCCATCACGACCCCCTCGACCGGCTCGACGCTGCGCCTGCTGCCCCCCAACGGTGACTCGGCCCGGTCGTTCCGGTCCGACCTCGCCATGATCGACGAGGCCCGCGAGTTCGGGCTGGACCAGGGCAAAGAGCTGGAGGCCGGTATCTTCCCGACGCAGGCCACCGGGCAGGGCGGCCAGACGTGGGTGGTGTCGAACGCCGGCACGTCCGAGTCGACCTGGCTGCGCGAGTGGGTGGACCGTGGCCGGGCCGCCGTCGAGGACGGCCGCCAGGACGGCATCGCCTACTTCGAATGGTCCGCGGACCCTGCCGACGACCTGGACGACCCGACCGTGTGGGCAGGGTGCCACCCCGGCCTGGGGCACCACGTGAACCTCGACGCCCTCGCCGCCGACCACCTGGTGATGACCCCCGACGACTTCCGGTGTGAGTACCTGGGCATATGGCCCGAGGTGATGGTGGACCGGCTCCTGGTGGACGCGTGGGACGCCACGACCGACCCGGCCGCCGGGATCGTCGGCCCGCCCGTGTTCGCCCTGGAGACCTCGATCGACCGGACCCGTACCGTGGTCGTCGCCGCCGGGCTCGACGCTGACGGCCGCACCGTGGTCGAGCTGGTGGACGACCGGCCCGGCACCGGGTGGGTGGCCGAACGCCTCGCCCAGCTCGTCGCCCGACACTCGCCGCACGGCATCACGTGGGACTCGGCCAGCCCGGCCGCCGCGCTCGACGTGGACGACCTCCCCGCCCGTCTGCTGCCGCTACGGACCACGTCGGTGATCGTGGCGTCGGGCAGGTTCCACGACCGGCTCCTGGCCGCCCAGGTCGCCCACCGGGACGACCCGACGCTGGCTACCGCCATCTCGTACCTGCGGCGCCGGGCCGCCGGCGGCGCGTGGCTGTGGGACCGACGGCAGCCCGAGGCCATCCCCGCCCTCGCCGCCACGCTCGCCGTGCACACCCTCCACGACAACCGGCCGCCGCAGGTGTTCTAAAAAAGTTACAGGTGCCCTTGCGCCGTATGTAGTTCGCCGCTGGAGTCGGCACCCGTGGCACCCAGGGGACGCTCCGCACCCGCTCCGAATGTTCCTTCATCCTCTCCGGTCTCGGTAGACGGAGCGCCCCTGGACGCCCTTTCGCAGCTCGTCGCCAACGCCGTGGCCGCCAGGGCGAACGGCTACCGGACCAGCCCCTACGAGCTGCCCGTGGTCGTCGCCTGCCGGGGACTGATCGCCGACACCCTCGCCCAGCTGCCGCTCGTCGCCGTGAAGCACCGGCGCCCCGTCGAGAACCAGCCCCCCGTGTACATGCGGCCCGATCCGATGGAGCCCTACGGGGTGACCATGACCCGCATAGCGAACGCCCTGACCGGCCCCGCCGGCCACTGCTGGCTGCTGCCGACCGCTACCGACGCCGCCGGGTGGGCCACCGCCGTCCAGGTGCTGACCGCCGCGGAGGTGTCGGCACAGTTCGACGCCACCGGCCGCCTCGCCACCGTCGACTACCGGGGACGCAAGCTGCGCCCCGGCCTTGACGTGGTGTGGGTGGCGGGTGACGTGGCCGAACGGGGCGACCTCGGGGTGTCGCCCCTGGAGCGGTGCCGTCGCGCCGTGGACTACCTGTGCGCCCTGTACGACATGGCCGGGTCGTTCTGGGAGGCCGGGTTCCCGTCGGTGGCGATCGAGGTGCCGCACCGGCTGAACGCCACCCAGGCCGCCGAACTGAAGCAGCGGGTCGTGGCCGGGTGGGCACGCCGCCACGAGCCCGTCGTGGTGGACTCCGACGCTGCGATCAAGCAGGTCGGGTCCAACGCCGTCGAGGCCGACCTGGTCCGCTCGATCGAGGTCGCGAACTGTGAGATCGCCCGCGCCATGCGGGTCGTGCCGTCGCTCCTCGGCCTGCCCTCCGGCGACAGCCTCACCTACGCCACCCAGGAGGGCGAGTTCCGCAAGTGGCTCGCCGTCGGCCTGGGCGGCTACCTGTGGCGCGTAGAGGCCGCGTTCAGCGACCTCCGACCCCACGGCACCGCCGCCCGGTTCGACACCCTCGAGCTGCAGCGGGCCGACCACGCCGCCCGCTACAACGCGTGGGCGACCGCCCTGGGCGGTGCGCCGTTCATGACCGTGGACGAGGTCCGCGCCGTCGAGGGTCTCGACCCGCTCACCGGTCCCGTGTCGGGCCCGTCCGTGTCCCCCGTGTCCCAGGCAGGCCTGTTCTGATGACCACCCACTTCCGTTTCGCCCCCGCCACCGTCGAGGCCACCGGCCTCCTTCACGGCCGCCTGGTCCCCTGGTCGACCCCGGCGACGGTGTCCGACGACGGTGGCCGCACCACCTACACCGAGCAGTTCGCCCCCGGTGGCATCGTCGCCGCCGAGACCGTCGCCGTCTACGCGTCGCACACGTCGACCCCCGAAGGCCGCCTGGAACGTGGCCCGCTGATCGGCCGGGCCACCGCCCTGGAGCACCGGGACGACGGCCTGTGGGGCACCGTCGAACTGGCCGACACGCCCGCCGCCCAGGAGGTCCGCAACCTCGCGGCGCTCCTCGGTGCTCATTTCTCGATCGAGTTCGTGGACCCCTCGACACCGGCCGACCCCGGTGGCGAGGTGGTCCGCACCGATGCGCTGCTGACGGGGGTCTCTGTGATCCTCCCGCCGCAACGCCCCGCCTACACCGACGCCGTCGTGGAGTCGGTCCGTAACAACCAGGAGCAAGTACCCATGTCCGACACCCCGATTGACGTTCCCGACGAGGACACGCCCGACGAGGAGCCCACCGAGCAGTTCGGCCGCGCTGCGGTCGTCGAGCTGGTCCGTTCCGAGGTCGCCCGCTCCGCGGTCGCCACCCCGGCCGCCCCGTCCCACGCCCTCAGCCGGTTCGCCACGTTCGGCGAGTTCGTCCGCGCCCAGGCCGCCGGGTTCTCCGCAGACCTCGACGCCGAGCTGGGCCGTGCCCTGGCCGACCAGACCACCCCGAACAACCCCGGTGTGGTCCCGCCCGCATGGGTCCGTGACGTGAAGGGCATCGTGGACGGTGGCCGGCCGGCCATCTCGGCCATCGGCACCATCACGACCGGCTCCGGCATGGAGGTCAACTGGCCCTACTTCGACGGGGACCTGTCCACCCTGGTCGGCAACCAGGCCAACGAGAAGACCTCGATCACGTCGGCCCGTGTGGACATCAAGAAGGGCGACGCCCCGCTGAAGACCTACGCCGGTGGTTCTGACGTGTCCCTGCAGCTCATCACCCGGTCGGACCCGTCGTACCTGGACGCGTACTTCCGCATCCTCGCCGCCGCCTACGCCCGTGTGACCGACGCCGCCGCCGCCGCCGGCCTGGTCGCCGCCGCGCAGGCCAGCAAGGCGCACGTGGTCGCGGACCTGACCACCGTCAGCCTCACCGGCGCCACCGCGAAGACCGCCCTGTTCGACGCCTCCATGAAGGTCGAGGAGGCGACCGGCACCCCGGCCACCGCGGTTCTGGCAGCGTCCGACGTGTTCAGCAACCTCGCCGCGGTGACCGACTCCAGCGCCTACCCGGTCGTGAACAGCGCCGGCACCAGCTCGGCCGCGTCGCTGAACGTGAACGTCCACGGCCTGTCCGTCGTCCACGTCGGGAGCCTCGCCGCCGGGTCGTGCCTGGTGCTCAACTCGTCGGCCGCGAAGTGGGCCGAGGACGGCCCCCACGTCATCCGTGCCCTGGACGTCGACAAGCTCGGCGAGAACGTCGCCGTGTGGGGCCTCGGTGGCCTGTGCACGTTCGTCCCCCAGGGCATCGTCGCCATCACGAAGGTCGCCCCGACCAAGTGACAGCCCTCGACCGCACCGCCCTGGCGACCCGCACGGCACGGGAACTAGGTCTGACCGCCACCACGGACGGGGTGGCGGGTGCGGTCGATGCCGCGGTTGCGCTCGCGTGCAACTACTGCGGCCTGGTCGACCTCCCCGGCGGTGACCCGACCGTCGCCGCCGGGGTGGTCACCCTCGCCGTGCGCGTGTACCTCGACCCCCGCTCTCCGGCGGGTGTGCTGGGGTCCGACTCGTACTCGGGGGCCTACATCCCCGAAGACCTGTTGACGCACGTGCACGGCTACTTCGACCACCTCCGCACCTCGGGGTCGTTCGGTGTCGCCTGACTTCGGGGCCGCCGAGGTGGCCGACATCGTCGCCGCCGCCCTGGAGGCCCACACCGGCCAGGCCGCCGCGGCGCACGCCTCGCCAGCCGAGGTGACCTCGGCGCCGGCGGCCGCCGTCGAGCCTGCCGACCCGTTCGTGGAGTTCTCGACCGTGTCGGGACGCCAGGTGCGGGTGTCGTGGGACGTCCGGCTCGTCATGGGCCGCTGGGAGGCCGCCGTGGGCCTCTCTGACGCCGTCGCCGCCTACATCACGGCCGCAGGTGCCCTGCGTGCCGCCCACTTCGACGTGGGGCCCCTCGGGGCGCCCTACGTCACCGACATTGCGGGCCAGCCCCACCTGGTTGCCCCGTTCACCACCCACCACCTAGTCAGGAACTAAGCCATGCCCTACTTCGACTCCGTCAAGCTCACCATCGCCGTCCGTCAGCAGGACGGTTCGTTCACCAGCACGCCCAACGACTTCTCCTGTGACGTGACCGGTGCGAACCTCACGCCGGAGACCCCGATCGAGTCCAAGAAGTTCCTGTGCGGCCCGAAGACCACCGTGGGCGACCCCGTGTGGACCCTGTCGCTCGACTACGACCAGGACTGGTCCGGCTCGGGGTTCTCGACGTTCCTCCAGGCGAACACCGGCAAGGTCGCCCAGGTCGTGCTCGACTCGCCCACCCTCGGCGCCAAGGCCACCTGCGAGGTGACCCTGGTCCCCGGCCCCTACGGTGGTGCCGCCGGCGAGACCGCAGAAGGCTCGATCGAGCTGGGCGTGAACGGCCAGCCCGTCTTCGCGGAGCCCACCCCGCCCGCCGCCACCCAGGCCGCCCCGAAGGCATGAGCGCCGCCCTGGTACTGACCGTCACCCTGGACGGCCAGGCACCGTTCCAGGTGCGTTCACGGCCCGGTGACTTCGTGCGGGTCACGGACCGGTTCGGGAAGAACTGGGCCGACGACACCCCCGAGATGACCGTGGCAACGTTCCTTGCGTACCTGGGGACGCGCCGCACCGGCTACACCGGCTCCTGGGACGACTTCCTGGACGTGCTGGTGGAGCTCGACGTGGTCGAGGAGGAACTGCGCCCTTTCGACGGGGCTCCTGGGAACGGCTCGCCGTCGAGCTCGCCGTCACCACAGGCACCGCCCCTTCCGAATGGCTCGACGCCGACCTACGAGTTCTCGTGACCGCCGCCGCCATCCTCGAAAAGCAGGCCCAGCAGGCCCGGCAGCGCAGGTGACCCTGTGGCTACCCAACGCGTCACCATCGGGGTCGAGGTCGACGGCCTGAAAGAGACCCTGCGTGCCTTCAACAAGTACGGCAAAGAGGCCAACAAGGAGCTGCGCGAGGCCGCCCAGGCCGAGGTGTCGAAGATCGCCCCGGCCCTGGTCGCCGCGGGCCGCCGCTCCGGCGCACAGTCCGCGCTGGTCGCCACCACCGTGAAGGCCCCCAGGGACCGGGTGCCGGTGATCGCCGCCGGTGGCGCCAAGAGGGTCGCCCCGTCCCGCAAGCGTCGCCGCAAGCCGTCGGCGGGTGACGTGTTCTTCGGTGCCGAGTTCGGCGGCCGGGGACGGCCCACCACCCAGCAGTTCCGGCCCCACACCGGGACCCGCGGCTACTGGTTCTACCCGACCCTGCGCCGCAAGATTCCGGCGCTCCTCGACGGCTACCAGGACGCCCTCGACCGGCTCTGCGAGAAGTGGGACGGGATGCGCTGATGGCACGGGAACTGCGCGTCAAGTTCACCGGCGACACCACCGGCCTGAAACGCGCCACCGACTCCGCAGAACGCCAGCTCGGCGGGGTCGGCGGGAAACTGAAGGGCTGGGCCGGCGGCTGGGCAGGGCTCGCCACCAAGGCCACCGCCGTCGGGGTCGGCATCGCCGCCGCGGGTGCAGTCGCCTGGGACTTCGCGAAGGCCGCAATGGAGGACGAGGCCGCCCAGAAGAAACTGGCCCGCGCCCTCCAGCAGACCACCGGCGCAACCCGGCCCCAGATCGCCTCCATAGAGAAGTGGATCGACGCCACCAGCAAACAGGTTGCGGTCGCGGACGACGAACTGCGCCCCGCCCTCCAGCGCCTCGCCGGTTCCTCCCAAGACCTCGGCCTGTCCCAGAGGATGCTCCAGGCCGCGCTCGACATCTCGACCGGCACCGGCAAGGACTTCGGGACCGTCGTGGAGGCCATGGCGAAGGGCGCCAGCGGTTCCACCGGTGCCCTCCAGAAGCTCGGCCTGGGCGGTATCGACCCGCTCACCGGCAAACAGCGGGACCTGAACGGCATCCTCCTGGAGGCCGAGAAGCGTTACGGGGGCATGGCCGAGGCCGCTGCGAACAGCACCACCCAAGGCAAGATGGACCGGCTCAAAATCCAGATGGACGAGCTGAAAGAAAAGATCGGGTCCGTACTCATCCCGGCCCTGTCCGAGGCCGCGTCCTGGTTGACCGACACCGCCGTCCCGGCCCTGGAGAAGTTCTGGGACTCGATCTTCCCGCCGGACGCCAAGACACAGTCCGACAACGCGAAGAACACCGCCAAGGCCACCGCCCGCGGCATGGCCGAACCGTTCCAGGGGCTACCGGCGCAGCTGCGCGGCCCCATGACGCAGCTAGGCACGACGGCCCGCGACGCCGGGAACGCCATCATGTCGGCCTTCCGGGCGGTGTGGCCCACCGTGAGAAGCCTGACGGCCAGCGGTCTCGCCGGGGCCGTGTCGATCATGTCGGGGTTCGCCAGCATCGTCGGCGGCATCTTCCGCGGCATCGCCGGGGTCGTCACCGGGTCCTGGTCGGGCCTGTGGGCCGGGCTGCAACGCATCGCCCAGGGCGCCGTGAACATCATCACCGGAATGTTCCGTGGCCTGTTCAACCTCGCCGGGAAACTGGCCGACCTCATCCCCGGCACGTCGCGTCCGTCGTGGGCCGGCGGCGGTAGCGGCAAGGCCTCGGGCCAAAGTCTGTCGTTCGCCCCGCAGTCGGCCCGTTCTGGTGGTGGGACCGTCGTGCTGAACCTCCCCGTCGGGACCGACCCGTATGCCACCGCGAAGGCGCTCCGCACCTACGGCCAGCGGGTCGGTGCCCTCGACGTGGCGCTGCTCGCCGTCAGGTAGCCCGATGCCCACCACCGCGCCCCCCACACCGCTCGTCCAGTGGCCGCCCCCGACCCCCGACCCTGACCGGACCACCAGCCAGGTGCGGGTCCTGGTCGCCATGCCGACCGCCACCGACGTGTGGGACGGTGCCCGGTGGGACACCGCCCGTTGGGACGCATCACACATCGGCAACGTGCGCGACCTGACCTGTGACGTGGAGGGGCTCCAGGTCACCTGGGGCCGCGACTCGACCACCGGCCACGTGCGCCCCGCCGAGCTGGTGGTGGCCCTGTCGAACACGTCCGGCACCTACACCCCGTGGGTGGACGGCCCGGACCGCCGGCGCCTGTGGTGGCTGGGTGCACCCGTCCAGGTCGCCACGTCGCGAGGCCCCCTGTTCACCGGGTACGTGGCGGGGCTCACCGAGACCGACGACGCCGACGAGTTCCCCGTGGTCGCCCTCCGTGCCACCGGTGTGGCCGGTTACCTCGCCGCGGTGGACGGGGTCGAGCAGGCCGAACGGGGCGCCGGGGAGACCGCCGGGCCGCGCCTCGACCGCATCTGTAACAACGCCGTCCTGCCCCTGTGGGTGGGCCGCCGGTTCGACCCTGGCATTGTGCCGCTCCAGGGGACCACCCTCGCCCGTGGCGCCCTGGAGGAGTGCTGGCTGGTCGCGGACTCTGACGGGGGCGCGTTCATGGACACCCCGGCCGGTGACCTGGTGTTCTACGACGCCGCAACGATGACCGGTTCCCGCCGCTACACCGAACCGCAGGCCACGTTCAGCGACCAGCCCGACGCCGGGGCCGGGGTAATGGTCCCCGTGACCAGCATGACCGTCGAGCTGGACGCCGACCCGACCGTGGACGTGGTCGGCATCGGCTGTGCCGGTGGCACCATGCAGACCGTCGAGCGCCGGACCTCGGTGTGGCGTGCCCGCAAGACGTGGTCGCGTACCGACCTGATCCACCAGGGCGACGCCCACTCCCGCTACCTGGCGGGCCTGATCCTCGACCGGTTGGCGAACAGGGTGCTGAAGGTGTCCCCCATCGAGTTCGACGCCCTCGACACTGCGGCCGGGTGGACCGTCGCCCACGACCTGCACCCCTACGACCGGGTCCGCATCACCCGCCGCCGCCACCACCAGGTGCTCGACCTCACCGCGACCGTCGACCAGGTCGTGCACCGCATCACGCCGGACTCCTGGACGTGCACCGTGACGGTGTCGCCCGGTGCCCAACGCCACGACTTCGCCCGCTGGGACGAAGCCATGTTCGACCGTGCCCTCTGGGCCTGACTGAAGGAGCCTCCTGTGGCTACGCCTCCCCGACCGCAACCTGACGCCATCATCGCCTCCGAATGGGGTGGCTGGGTGCACGACATCTGCGCGGGTGCCCGCCCGCCGGCCGTGTGGACCCCCAAGGTCTTCCAGAACACCGAAGTGTCGGGCACCGCGACCGGCACCGTGCTACGTACCGGTGGCCTTGTCCACGCCTGGGGCAGTTTCGAGGCCACCGGCTCCGGCACCGCTGCGACCGCTGTCGCCCTCGTCCTGCCGGTCCCCGCCGTCCTGCCCGCCGGGTACGTGGTCGGTTCCGTCCAGATCGCGACCGCTAACGGCTACATCGGAGTGGCTCAGCTCCAGGACGCGAACGGGGTCGTGTTCCGTGTCACGTCGGCGCACGCCGCCCCCCACGGACTTGGGACGTTCGGTGCCGACCCGAACGTGGCCCTTGCCACCGGGCACCGGCTCCGGTTCCAGCTGACCTATCTGGCGACAGGCTGACCCGTGCGCCTGCGGACGTGGACCCGGCTGATGGTCGTGCTGCTCGCCCTGGGCTGCCTGTGGGGCGCGTTCAGGCTGGGCGACACGGACCGGGCCAACACCCTCGCCGCCGGCGCCGTGTCGGTGCTGGTGGTTGTCGTCCACGACATGGCGAAGCACAACGACCCGAACGACAAGGACAACCAGGAATGAAGACCCGAACCGCACTGCTGACCGTCGCCGCCGGAGTCGCCACCTTGCTGGTGGCGTGCACCCCGATGGTTCCGACCACGACGACCTCGACCACCACGACCACCGAGGCCCCGACCACCACCACGACCTCGACCACGACGACCGAGGCCCCGACCACCACCACGACCTCGACCACGACGACCGAGGCCCCGACCACCACCACGACCTCGACCAC